AGGCCTTCTGGCGCCATACCAGTTCAATCGACCCGATCCCATCCAGGAGCTCATCAACAAGCTCCGCGATGATGAGAACAAGGAGTCGTACGAGCTCGCCAAGAAGCTCTATCCGAAGATGCGTGCATATGCAGCAGTGATCGTGCGCGGTGAGGAGGACAAGGGTGTCCGACTCTGGGCCTTCGGAAAGCAGGTGTACCAGTCCCTCCTCAACATCATGCTCGATGAGGACTACGGAGACATCACTGATCCGAAGTCAGGTCGTGATGTCAAGGTCACCTGCTCGAAGGCGAACGGCAAGACGTACGCTTCAACAGATGTCATGCCACGTGGCAAGTCTTCTCCTCTCTCTGAGAGTGCGGACAAGGCGAAGCAGTGGCTCTCTAGCATCCCGAGCCTCGACGAGCTCTTCACGGAGAAGTCCTACGAGGAACTCGAGAAGATCGTCAATGACTGGCTCAACGGAGACACCACCTCGTCTTCTGACACGGGCACAACCCGTGGCGACTTCTCTCGATCTGAGGCGAAGGCATCTCCTTCTAGCGATGAAGATTCTTCTTCATCAAAGGGACAGAAGCAGGGCAAGGCATCAGGACAGAAGTACAGGAGCGTTGAGGATGCCTTCGCTGATCTAGAAGACGTCTGAGATACATCTTCTAGCTGAAGTCTAGAATTGAATCGCCCTCCTGCTAATCTCTGCAGGAGGGCGATGCAGTTTAAAGGAGACTAAGAACATGGCAAAGAGCACAGAGAGTGATAACTTCACAGATGATCTGATCAAATCGCTGAATAAGTCCCACGGCAGTCGAGTCGCCTACAACCTCGCCTTTGATGAGTCACCCACGCACGTGAAGCGCTGGATCAGCACTGGCTCCAAGCAGCTTGACTATATCATCTCGAACCGCCGCAATGGTGGTCTTCCTGAGGGCAGAATTGTTGAGATCTTCGGTCCTCCCTCAATCGGAAAGTCTCACATCGCTATTCAGATCGCCCGATCCACTCAGAAGATGGGTGGAATCGTTGTCTACATCGACACGGAGAATGCGACTTCAGTAGAGAACCTAGGCCTTCTCGGAGTCGATGTTAAGAAGCGATTCGTCTATGTTGACACTCACTGTACTGAGGAGGTCCTCTCAATCGCAGAGGAGACGATCCTTAAAGCGAAGGCGATGGACAAGGACGTGCCTGTCACCATCATCTGGGACTCAGTGGCTGCAACGTCACCCAAGGCAGAGCTCACCGGTGACTACGACAAGGAATCAATTGGTCTCCAGGCGCGCGCAATCTCCAAGGGCATGCGCAAGATCACAGGTGTCATCGCCAACCAGAATGTTCTATTTATCTGCCTCAATCAAATCCGAACGAAGGTCGGTGTCCTCTATGGAGATCCGACAACTACTCCTGGAGGAATGGCAATTCCCTTCCACGCCTCAGTCCGAATTAAGCTTGGTGCCGGACAACAGATCCTCAACAAGGACAAGGAGGTAATCGGCATCAACGTCTCAGCAAAGACTGTGAAGAATAAGGTGACAGCGCCTTTTAGGACTGCTGACTTCGAGATCCACTTTGGAGTGGGCATTAAGGAGCACGAGCAGTTGTTTGATATTCTACGTCGTCACGGTCCTGAGACTGTCAACGGAAGGACGATCGAGATCGGTGGCACCGGAGCTTGGAAGACTCTCACAGTCCACAATGCTACATCAGGGGAAGTGCTCGTCGACAAGAAGTTCTACAAGGCCGAGTTTGACAAGATTCTCGGTGATCCTGAGTATACTGACTATTTGGACGATCTCCTAGATGCTGCAATGTCTAAGAAGAAAGCTTCAGAGCCAGCTGATGTTGATCCAGAGTCTTACGAGGAGGTTCGGGCCATCGCGATGGAAGTGGACGCATCAGACATCTCTCCTGAGGACTGATGCGTAATCCGATCATTATTGTTGACTCGCTAAATGTTTTTACTCGACACTTTATTGCAAATCCCACCATGAGTCGTCAGGGCCAGCAGATTGGGGGCTTTGTGGGATTTCTCAAGGGATTGAAGCACCTCACAGAGCGGTTCATCCCTAAGCGGGTCGTCGTGGTATGGGAGGGTGGAGGATCAACACGTCGTCGATCAATCTTTCCTGACTATAAGAAGGGAAGTCGGCCGCAGAAGCTTAACCGCTACTACGATGACGATATTCCTGATACGTACGAGAACAGGGACTTTCAGATCAAGATGACAATTGAGGCGCTGAAGCATGTTCCCGTGCAGCAGATCTATGTCTCCGACTGTGAGGCGGATGACGTGATTGGTTACATGTGCAGGCACCTCTTTCCAGGAGATCATATCGTTGTTGTCTCCTCTGACAGGGATCTGTACCAGCTCATTGATGATCGAGTCAACCAGTGGTCTCCTGGGCAGAAGAAGCTCATCACCCAGGAGGAGGTACACGAAAAGTTTGGTGTCTGGCCTGAGAATATGTGCTTAGCGCGCAGTTTCGTGGGAGATCCCTCTGACAGCATCCCAGGGGTCGCAGGAGCTGGCTTCAAGACAATGATGAAGAGATTCCCATTGCTCACCGAGAGGAGATCCTTGATGGTCCAGGATGTCCTGGATGAGGCCTCGGCGCAGTTTGGCACGAAGTCGGGATCAAAAGTGCAGCTCATCAAAAACATCCTTGATCAGGAGGATATAGTGAGACGTAACTGGAAGCTCATGCACCTGGACATCGCAAACCTCTCGGGTGATCAGATCAAGAAGATAAACGACTCTGTGTCGAGCTACTCGCCCAAGAAGAACAAGATGGAGCTTATGCGCCTCTTCGTGAGGCAGGGGATTCAGGACTTTGACGTGGACTCCTTTTTCATGTCGTTAAGCGCTTCAATAACCTGAGGAAACAATGGAAGAAAAAGATTCACAGATCGAGCTCGCGTTGAATGGTACATTCTCGAAGTACGGAAAGCAGTTTCAGGAAGGCATCTTTCACGGACTCCTGACAGACCACCCATGGGCAGCCCAGATGATGGAGGTCATGAAGCCCACATTCTTCGACGTAAAGTACCTGGAGTTTCTCTGTGAGAAATACTTCCTGTACCATCACAAGTACAAGTGTTTCCCATCCATGGGCCTACTCATTCCCCTGATCAAGGAGGACCTTGCTGAGACGAATGATAAGATCCTACTCGACCAGACTGTTGAGTATCTCCATCGGCTGAAGACCAACCCAAACATGGGAGATCTCCAGTACATCAAGGACAAGTCACTTGACTTCTGCAAGCGGCAGGTCTTCAGGGACGCGCTGGAGAAGGCTGTCGAGCTCATCTCCACGGATAAGTTCGAGTCTGTCGTCGGCCTCATGAAGGAGGCAGTCGGAGTTGGCCTTCCGAGCTCCGTCGGTCACGACTTCTTCGAGGACTTTGAGGCGAGATTCGTCAAGTCTCGGAGGCAGTGCTGCCCCACAGGTATCGAGAGGCTCGATGCGAAGGATATTCTCCAAGGCGGACTCGGCCGCGGCGAGATTGGAGTAATAATCGCAAATACGGGCGTAGGCAAAAGCCATTTCCTTGTTGCACTCGGTGCCAATGCGATGCGTGTCGGTAAGAATGTTGTGCACTACACGTTCGAGCTCACCGAGACTGCGGTTGGCATCCGTTATGACTCCAATCTCTGTGGAGTTGCCTCCAATGAGGTGCCTGACAGCAAGGACCTCATCAAAAAGAGGTACTCTGACCTCGATCTAGGCAGGCTCATCATCAAGGAGTATCCAACTGGATCCGCCTCAGTGATGACGATTAGGAACCACCTCGAGAAGCTAATGATGAAGAACTTTATTCCGAGCGTTGTGATCATTGACTATGCCGATGTTATGAGGTCATCGCGTCAGTATGACTCTCTTCGTCATGAGCTCAAGCTTATCTATGAGGAGCTTCGAAACCTGTCTATGGACATGAACATCCCTATATGGACAGCATCACAGGCAAATAGGGCATCCTCCTCTGCAGACGTTGTTGGACTAGAAAATATGTCTGAGGCCTACGGAAAGGCCATGGTCGCTGACGTCGTTTTGTCCCTCTCGAGGAAGCCCATGGAGAAGGACAAGGGTACAGGAAGAGTATTCATTGCCAAGAATCGAGCAGGTAGAGACGGAGTTGTTTTTCCCGTACACATCGACACTGCGAGGTCTAAGATCGATATTCTTGACCCAAGTGAGCTCTCACTGAACGAGGCTGTGATGCAGGATGAGTCAACGATGAAAGATCTGCTAAAACAGAAGTGGAAAGAAGTGAGCGCCGCCTAGTTATATTCACCAAATCAGCCCTAGGAGATCATGGAACCCATACTTCGTCCGAATCCAGACAGATTTGTCATCTATCCAATCGTACACTCAGACCTCTGGCAGCAGTTCAAGCGCCAGGAGGCTTCATTCTGGACTGCAGAGGAGATCGATCTAACTGACGATCGCCGAGACTGGGAGCGGCTCAAGGCAGAGGAACAGCACTTTATCAAGCACGTGCTCGCTTTCTTTGCAGCCTCAGACGGCATCGTCAATGAGAACCTCTGCTATCGGTTCGCAAACGAGGTTCAGTACCCTGAGGCTAGGGCTGCATACACGTTCCAGGCTGCCATGGAGACAATCCACAGTGAGACTTACTCACTGCTCATCGACACATACGTCTCTGATCCCTCTGAGAAGACTCACCTCCTTCGGGCGATCGAGACGATTCCAGCCGTCAAGAAGAAGGCAGAGTGGGCACTCAAGTGGATGGGAGCCGACGCACCGTTCTCACAGCGGCTCCTCGCCTTCGCCTGTGTCGAGGGGATTTTCTTCAGCGGCTCTTTCTGCGCCATCTTCTGGCTCAAGCACCGAGGTCTGGGAATGAAGGGTCTCACATTCTCAAATGAGCTTATCTCCCGTGATGAGGCAGCCCACACAGATTTCGCCATCAAGGTTCTCAGGAACCACATCGTTAATAAGCCCGATGTGAAGACCGTTCACAGCATTGTTTCTGATGCCGTCTCCATTGAGAAGGAGTTCGTGTGCGATGCGCTTCCTGTCTCTCTGATCGGAATGAGCGCTGATGGCATGTCCTCCTACATCGAGTTCGTTGCGGATCGACTCCTCACGGACATGGGATATCCAAAGCTCTACAATGCCAAGAACCCATTCTCCTGGATGGAGATGCTTGGTCTAGAGGGAAAGACTAACTTCTTCGAGAGAAGGGTAAGCGAGTACGCCAAGGCCGGTGTCAAGAGCGGAACAACACAGTCACTCACATGGGATGGAGACTTCTGATGCGTTCATTTGTTGTCAAGAGCAGCGGTAAGAGAGAAGAGATCAAGTTCGACAAGATCACTCAGCGCATTAAGCGGCAGTGCAAGGGACTCAATGAAGAGTACGTGAGCCCAATCGCTGTCACTCGACAGGTCGCAGAGTCAATTGTTGATGGCATCACGACAGGTGAGATTGATGCTTTAATTGCGCAGGAAGCTGCACAGATGGTGACCATTCACCCAGACTACTCTCTTCTAGCTGCACGCATCCTTGTCACGAGGTGGCAGAAGTCAATTCCTGTTAACTTCTCAGAGAACATTGGAAGGCTCTACGACAACGTCGATCCTGTCACTGGAAAGCACGCACCCCTCGTCAGCAAAGAGCTTCTTGAGCTTATGTCAGACAAGAAGCACTCAGAGCTCGTTGAC